AATCATGATTAACTCCTTTCAATTTGCATTGTCTGTGAGAGATAAAATAAAACCCGCTGGTTAGCGGGTATTTGAACTAAATTAATTTTGCGGTATTGCTTGTCTTAATTTTTCCAACCTTGCGGCGATCCGCATTTGCTCATCCGCGTGTTGCTCAAAAAATTCAAACGCCTGAGGAGGCAGAACCCCACCCACATCTTCTGCCATTTGTGCAGCTAAATCCTCTTGCCCTTGCAGAAACGCCTCATATTCATCAATCATTTTTAAAGCTGATTCGAACTCCTCATTACTAACAGCTTCTGCAATTAACGATAAGCTTGGCTCATCAAAATATTCTAAAAGCATCTTTCATCTCTCTATCAATTTTTAAACTCGGGTAGGGTGGCAGGAGGTTAGGCACTCACTGCTATCGTGTATGTGCTAGGATTTCGGTTCCCAAAACAACCCAAGTTTACTATATATTCATATTTAATATTCAATTTACCTCCATTTGTTATCAAACTTAAAAACTAAAGCCCGCGGGTTGGCGGGCTGGGTTATTTAGGCAAATGCTAATCCTATAAGTAAAATTAGAAGCATCTGGCATCATGCTCCTTTCTATTAACTTTAAACGGAATAGAATAGACAAGAATATATAATTACTGTACACTCAATACTGCTTTACTAGTAAAAATGCAAGTGATTTTTTTCTTGACTTTTACACTTGATTTTTACAGAAGACAGGGAATAATTCTGTCCATCCCGTGTAAACTCAGTGAAGTTGGCGCTTCACTGAGTTTATTTTACTTGGCGGGCTTGGCTATTTAGGCATAGGGATTTCAGATAGTGGGATATAGTGGGTAATATTCCTCGCCTCAGAATCATATTTCCTCCACTCACCCTTGATATTGCAATAGTAATCCATAAACGCTGTCGGCGGGACATCCTCGAAAGGGTAACTAAATTTAACTCTAATAAGATATTTGCCGCTTTTCTTTGGTTTCCCATCTTTCTCAACGCTACACCAATTAAGAAAATTATCCATTCCGCCTCCTTGTTAAGGTAATGGCAGCTCATTGATATTAATCCAGTGCGTTATGCCTGCATCTGAAATATAATCAGGCGACCAACCACCTCCATCGCAACCATCATAATAAAATTTTCCTATACTGGCGTCATAGCTACATGTTTCCAAATATACCGAACCATCGGTTTCCCTTGTGATTGTAATAATTCCATTCTCTCCAATGGTTGGAGGTTTTTCATCAGGGTATTTGTGCCAAGCTAGCATATAGTTTCCTCATCTGCACATAATTTAGTTTTTATCTCTTCATAAGAGTTTTTAACCGTGTGCTGCTCCGCACCAGTACAAAATGAAATAAGTATATGAGCATTTCCATTAGCTCCTTTCCATAACATCTGGATGCAAGTAACATTAATTACAAATTCCGTACCATCAAGCTCTGTTAGTTTTATAAATTTACTCATTTTAAAGCTCCAATAAAAAAGCCGCACTAGGCGGCTTCATGTTCATATTTCTCACATTTAACAGCTATATATCCATCTTCATAAGTCTTAATAGGCTTCATAGTAGAAAAAGGTAGCTGTGAGCAATCATTAATTTTAAATTTACAGGTCATACATAGACCACCCTTAGGTATGTAGATTGCCATATTCACCTCTTAAAATGGAATGGAATCATCAATATCATCTACAGGAGGAGACGCTGGTTCCCGCTGTGGCTCTTGCCGGCGAGGTGGTGGCGGATTGGAAGCTGTAGGGGCAGCATCATAACTGCCCCCTGAATTAGAGGCGTTTTTGCTGTCGCCCAGCATCTTCATTTCATTACCAATGATGTCGTAGGCAATACGTTCAATGCCATCTTTTCCAGTGTATTTACGGCTTTGAATGCGACCCTCAATGAATACCTGACTACCCTTATGCAAATACTGGCCGGCTATTTCCCCCAGTTTTCCAAATAGGGTAATATTGTGCCATTCGGTACGGGTTTGAGGCTGTCCAGATTTATCTTTCCATCTTTCTTCTGTAGCAATAGCAAAATTGGTTACTGCTTCGCCGCTGGGCATATATCGAGTTTCAGGGTCACGACCCAAACGACCGACTAGGATCACTTTATTTACAGACATAGATTATCCTTTTAAGCCGCCTGCTCGAGCAGGGAGTTATAATATTCCTGACAAATTTCAACTTTTTCCTTAATCTTCTCAATTACCTTTTCATCTCTTTCTATCCTTACAGTAGTAACTCGTTTAAGCAGTGGAATATCCTCGACCGCATCAATCAGCACTTCCGCGCGGTCGTAAGTACTTAATAAGTTTTCAGGGCAGGGGAATAGCCAAAAATCAATATCGGCTTTATCGCAATCATAAAGCCACATATAACCCTGCATCTGATAAGTATATCCAGCTTTTTCAGCTTTCTTGTGAGCCTCATCGACAAAACGAGGGTGGGTAAACATATCCCATGAACACTTTGTATCGATAATTAGCCGTTCGCTCGGCACGTAAATATCGCACTCGCCTGTAATCCAGTCATTTTCTAAGCGGGTAGTATTTTTAGAAAATTCCCGCCCGCGCTTCATTCCACTTGCCTTTATAGCCGCCTCCTCAAGTAAATTACCCTTGACTGTTTCCTTACTGCCATCAAATTTCTTAACACCGTATAAGTTTTCTTTTGCCAAGGTGATCAAGTACGATTTAGCTGTATCGGAAAGGGGATTGCCTTTAGTCCGGCCATCCCCAATTATCAGTGATATTGCTGAGCATCTTATTTTCATTTCAAAGTCCCTCGATTACTTCCCGTTGTTCGGGTGTAAATTTGTAATCCCCGTTTAATACCGCTTCTTTACTTACCTCTCCTGTAGTAATATTTTCTACAAGCGTTTTCATCAACTCGTCATCAACAGGCATAGATAAATCCAGAGATGTATTTTGATTGTCTATGTAATCAAACTTATCCTCAGTCACGTCCTTAATGACTGATTGGTCTGATAAAACGGCCTTTTGCAGTTCAATAGACAAGGGAGCCTGTTTAGACAACAACAATTTAGTTACTGTTTTCAATGCCATCTGCTCATAATTATCAGCCCATACGCCATAACCCTTTTTAAATGATTGGCTGTAGCGTTTAGCATGCTTATCAATCTGGCTAGTTGTCATATAAAGCTCGGCAGTAAAGCCATTAATTAACTTGAAATATGCATAAAAACCGATAGGTTTTTCATTTTCATCAGGTTCAACCGACCAGTCAAACTTAAAGCCGTTAATTAAATCTTTCTCAACTAATTGAGCTTCATAAACCGGCAATGAAACAAGACGCTCAAACTGTCCTGAACGCTGGGCTAACTGTATTAATCCTTTGTAACCAAGCTGAAATTGTGCCTCAAAACGTCCTGATTTCTTATTGTGATAAGGGACGATATAAGCAAAGCCGAAGCTGTTATTAATTGGCAGATTTAAGGTTGCCGCCATGCACGCCGCATTAAAAATAGATAATTGATCAGCATTCAGAAGCATTTCATTATTATTTACAATCTGCATGATTGAGGTTGCAAAGCTGGCGGTATTTTTATTAACCAGCTCATGCATTTTTTTCTGAATAGCTGGGCTGTTTAAAAATGATTTAATGTCTTTGGCTTTTTGGATTGCGTTGGTGTTACTCATTTTCAAGCTCCATTAAAATAGCCAGCACTAGGCTGGCTTCTGTATTAAAATATATTAATAATCTTCATCTTCTTCATTCTGTTTCCATGATACCGGCACCCAATCTGTAACCGGTTTTGTTCTTTTTAAAACTTCATAGGGTTGATTTCCATAAGAATCACCACGCTTTCCCGTCAAGTCGCGCACCCACTCAATTGCATAATATTTGCCATTAATACGTACGATGGTTTTTGACTCTGTACCCACTCCAAAACAACAAATTACAGCACTTAATTCGTTCTCGGATAGTTCTTCGCCAGCAATAATTTTTTTATAGAGTTCTTGTTCAAAATCTTTAAGTTCGTCGTTCATTTATTCATTTCCAACGTGGTTAAAAAGTTAAAACTCCAATAAAAAGCCAGCACTAGGCTGGACATGTTAATTAGTATCAGTTTTAGAAGTGGGTAGGTTATAGTCTATTGGCTAACATATAATCCTACCTTCATCACTTACGTTGATTGTTTGACCATTAGCTCCATGGTAAATCCTACCTTTATCACTTACGTTGATTGTTTCACCATTAGCTCCATGGTAAATCCTACCTTTATCACTTACGTTGATTGTTTCACCATTAGCCCCACCGTAAATCCTACCTTCATCGCTTACGTTAATTGTTTCACCATAAGCTCCATCGTAAATATGACCATCACCGCTTACGTTAATTGTTTCACCATAAGCTCCATCGTAAATCCAACCTTTATTGCTTACGTTGATTGTTTCACCATAAGCTCTACCGTAAATACAACCATCATTTACGTTGATTTCATCAGCTTTCGTGTTACCCCATATACGCGCATACCCACAAACAATTAATTTGCCGATTACATTTAACCCGCCTTTAGTAAGAACCTTTCCAGTTATTTTTACATCACCCTTAATGATTACCTTGCCGGGATAAACGAATACAGGTTCATCTGGTAATTCGTCTAATACTAAATCTGGTAATGTAAAATCAAGATTCTTAAGTATCCAATTAATATCCCAAAACTCTTCTAATGCTATGCATTTCTTAATAACATCCCAATAATCAGCATTGCCTTTAGGATAATATCTTTCAAATAGTTCACATCCATCAAAACAAGCACCTTTTTCGTCCAACTCTTGCAAAGTTATAGTTGTAGTTTCCATAAATATCTCCAAAATAAAGAGCCAGCATTTAGCTGGCTATATCAATAGTTACAATAATGTTCAGTATTAAATTACTACCCAATCATTCATCACAGGCATACTGTTTTAAATCCTCATGCATTTCTACACCCTCGGGTAAATACCATTTTTTTACATCTTTATCCCATCTGGCTCCATGCTGTTTTGCTGTCCATCTTTCAGTGTAGGGGACATTTAAGTATGTTCTAGCTGCCCGCAGGCTCATTATTTTTGCTTTTTTGGCTTCTTCCTTTTTCTTTTCACGTTCCGCAGCTTTAGCATTAACTTTTGAAAAATCAGGAGGATCAGCGTATAACGCACTGGCTAGCAATCTTCCGGCCTCAGTATATTGATAAACACCATTACGCAGTTTTTCAACTAAGCCGCCGCGTTCCAGTGTGTCTATAATATTGAGAAGACAACCCCAAGGGCGCCAAGGTCTATAAGCAGTTAGCATTGATGCGGCATACTTCTGCGGTTTCTCCTTATCTATTAACATTAATTTAATTTCTTCTACAAGAAATTTGGCGTAGACATCAACGGCCTTAGAGTCCACGTGGTTAAAATCATAACCACCTTGTTGAACATTTTTACCTTGATAGCGACTAAGCACTTTTCTCAATTTCAAAACTGCCTGTTTTTTTGGTGTATAACTGATAAATTTTTCATGCTCAGCCTGCTTTTTAGCCAAGCTTTCAGCATTGAGCCTAGAACGGTCAAGCCTGAATTGCTGTATAGCTGTGCTCATTATTCAACTCCAATAAAAAACGCCAGCATTTAGCTGGCTGTGTCTACTCATCCACGCAAATGCACTCATCGAATGCATTTGAATTGATAAGTTATCCGGAAATATGTATGTCTACAGGTTCCCACGTGTTTTCATCCATGCATGAGATTAATCCACCACATGTAAACCCAGCGTTGGAATAGCTTTCACCGGGCAAAGTAACTGTGCATGTATGCTCATCCCAAAATATAACAACCGACCCGTCACGCTTTCCTTTTCTGCCTACAGGGAATTTAATTCTAGACGCATCAGGTTCCTTAACTTCAATCATGATTAATTCCTTTCAATTTGCATTGTTTGTAATAGATAAACTATCCGCAAATTCTTAAGTTAACTGACGTCCACCTACTTTCTTCATCAAGTAGGTGATGTCTATCCCCTATTTTATAGTATTCGTCAGCCCCAGAATCAGCTATTACCCCAGCATGTGGTTCAGTAAGGATAACAATCATACCATTTTTACGATGTTGCTTAACCACTGGATATACAATTTCATCTCTTGTAGACTTGTTATCACATAGGATTATTTCCCCTGCTGATATCTCTATATCTACAGGCTTCCACGCATCATACATTAAACATGACCAATCGTCTGTTGTATACCCAAGGTAATATGTAGATTCACCTTTATCAACAACCGTACACTTACATTCCTTCCAAAAAATAACAACCAGCCCATCATTCTTACACATTCTAGCTACCGGATATTTAATCTCCGGTATACTACATTCAGTAATTTTAAGCATAATTAATCGTATCCCTTAATCAGTCATCCATAAATTTTTAAATTAGCTGGTTCCCAATTAGAATCAGTAGGCTTCATAGCCTCATCCCAAAATTGGTCAGCAGGATAACCACCAAACAGATGAGTTTCTTTCATCCTACCTATGTCGGCTACTACTCCGACTTTGCAGCTAGTAAAGATAACAAGCAACCCATCGTCTATCCGTCTTCTAGCTATTGGATATATAATTTCTTCTTTAGTAGATTTACTACCGTCAAAAACAATATATTCTCCTGATATTTCTAAATCCACAGGCGTCCATCTATCATAATCCTTACAGGATACAAATCTATTGGAGGTTTGCCCGTCAGGAGGATATTGAACGCTACCGCGGATGCTTGTACCCTTATGTTCATCCCAAAAAATAACCACCTGACCATCCGACTTCCATTTTCTACCCACAGGATATTTGATTTCGGGTTCTTCTTTTTTTGTAACTGTAATCATGATTAACTCCTTTTAAATTAAGCTTTCTGAAAAATATAATTGGTTACTACGCTTTCAGCCTCTAGTGGCAGATGGCTTAATATCTGCCCAACTGTCTGCTGCCTGTAATAGCCACCTAAAACTATAGCCTTAACCAGCTCATTTGCTACTTTTTGCATATCCTCGTAGTATTCTGAGCAGCGGAGTTTGCCAATAGCATCATCCGCTACCTTTACTAGCTCATCATCAGCTAACTGTTCAGTAGTTATTCCCATGTTTTACTCCTTGATATTACTTTGATGACTAATCTCTATTAGCTTCTAGCCACTCTTGTGCAACGCGTTCTAGTGCTGCAACTATCTTGTCCCATAGTTTGTAATCAACTATATCCTCCAAAGACTCAATAGGTTCTGTGCTTATATCTAATTCAATAGCATTACTATCGAGGACGGAAACTATCTCATCCCATATTGGGAATTTAACGATACTCTCTAAATATTCAATGCATTCTGTGCTTTGCATTAAATTAACTTCCATATCGATGGCGTCTGCATAAGCAGAATCTATATCCCATTGCACATCTGGTGAAGTTACCCACATTGAAGTCTCCAGTTAGTAAGATGTTATTGGTAATAGATAAATTAAAGACACACTGATTTGTGTCGTTAGTTACCTACAGCCATCAAGCTCAAAAACTAAAGCCCACTCGTTAGAATGGGCTGCGATTTTTAAACTCGTTTATTACTTGTCTCAGATTTTTCAGCATCTTATTTAAAGAACAATGAACAATCCATTGTCGCTATCAACTTATGCAGCGTGGCAACCTAGCCTGTACCTCCTTTTGCTGCGTTTCCCCAGTTCTTTTTCATACTGAGGTCATCGGTGTCTGTGTTTGTTCGATGGGTTTATATTACTAGCGGTAATTAAATATATCAATACCGCAGGTAATAAATATTTAGTTAATTTTATTAAAATGTTGATATTTATGGATTTATTTTTTTAATGCTTGGGAATTTTATTATTTAAACGCAACAAAAAAGCCACCCCCGAAGTTGTGGCTTGGTATTTATAATAAAAATATTACTAAATAAGTTCAATGGGTATATCTAATTACCGTCCATGTAAAGACATGTCCAAGAATTTCCATTTCTTCTAAGTATGCGGTTTCGTCTTTTCTAGAGGGGTTGAAGCTATGGATGTTGATCGTATTATCTTTGTTCCATGATAATTGCTTTATGCGGAGAACATCGTAATGCCTGAATGCATAAATTTCATTATTTATTATTCTTTTCCCGTCTAAGTTGACGCCCACAATAGCACCATCTGGCAGTACCGGCTCCATTGAATCCCCCTTAACTGTCATGCAAACTGCCTTGTGTGGGGGGATTCCACATTTCCTCAATGCACTACGTGGAAATACAATTTTAAATTCATTATAGTCGGTGCAATCATATGACCCATCTCCGGCAGCAAGATGGATATTTTTATAATAACTGACAAGTACGTGTTCATTATCAGGTAGAGGATCATCATCGTCCCACAAAAGGTAATTCCCTTTAGTGCCGACATCACTGGCAAAATCTCTTGGAAATAGCGTTTGTATTTTTTTTGCTAAACGAGGACTGAAATCTGAAACGGGAACTTGAAGAATTTTCGCGAATTGTGAAGCAGCTTCATAATTGAGTGCATTTATCCCGTTTAGATAGTGGTTTACGGCGCCTTGGCTAATCTCCATTAGATTGCCAACTTTCAATTGATTTAAATTCAATTCTTTTTTCTTTGCCTTGTAAATTTCATTTAGTTTTTTAGCTTCGAGTAACTCCTCAGGCGTTAGAGGGCGTTTTTTCATAGATTTAGTCATAAGTTCACCATTGAATTTTAAGAATTATTACCGTTAGTTTTCGAAAAAAACAACTACCGCCGGTATTGACAATAATAATTACAAGCGGTAGTAATATGTTTAAAACTTCTTACTCAGGTGTTAAATGAAAAAAATGACTTTATCGGATTATGTAAGAAACAATGGACAGCGCAAAACTGCCAAGGAGCTTGGATTAACTCAGGGCGCTATAAGCAAGGCGCTAAAAAGTGGAAGAAATATCTTTATTCACACCAGCCATTCTGGAAAGGTGCAAGCAGTTGAAACTCGCCCATTCCCTCTCCCTCTTAATAGCAGGCGCCAGAGAAAGGATACCCACGATGACAACTAAAACAACTCAGACAATTCAGATTCTTGAATATCTCAAAGCTGGCAATTCAATAACGCCATTAGATGCCTTGCGTAAGTTTGGCTGTATGCGACTGGGCGCGAGAATTTATGACCTAAAACAAGATGGGTATGTAATTAATACACGGATGGTGAAAGATGAAAAATCAGGGGCACGTTACGCGCGTTACTCACTGGTTAGTCTAGGTTAGAGGTGCAATATGAGCGTTAAATTAATGGCTAAAGCTTGGGAAATGGACTTATCACAAGGCGAAAAGCTGGTGTTATTAGCACTATGCGACCACGCCAATGATGATGGTGTTTGTTATCCAAGCCAAGAATATTTGGCTCAAAAATGCAGCATGAGCCCACGGTCTTTAATAGGCCAGATTAACAAACTAAAACAGCATGGGATTTTAACTGCTGAGCGCAGGCAAAAAGGTGGTGAACGGCTGGCGAATTTATACATTATCGACTTAGATAATTTTAGCCAATGTGCAAAATCTGCACATGCAAAATCTGCACCTACCAATGTGCAAATTACCGCAAAGTTACCTGCAAATTTTGCACCTTCCTTTAAAGAAGAACCATCAAAGAACCATCAATTAGAACCATCAATAATAGGCACAGGGGTTGCTGACGCACCCACTGAGCCATCGGGGCAAGTGAAAAAATCCAAACAAGCGAACCCTGACAATGTTGCTTGCTGGAGAGCTTACGCAAAAGCCTATCGCGACCGTTACGGGGTGCTACCAGCTGCTAATCCAAAAACCAGAGGGCAGGTTGCAACACTGGTGCGATACGTTGGCAAGGAGGTTGCGCCATCACTGGCTGAATATTTTCTATCGCACAATGGTAGCTGGTTTGTGCAGTGCAGACATGAATTTGGTTGCTTACTCAAGGCCTATCAGCAGGTGTTGACTGATATGCAGAGGGGGGAGCAGATGACGCAAATCAATGCAGTTAAGCCAAGCGTTAAAGACGTGCCTGTTCACACTGAGGGAGGAAGATTGTCATGGTAAGCGGATTGACATCGGTAGGCAGCATGTTTGCCAACCACCCACAGTTTGTGGTTGCCGGACAAAGCACAGCCACATGCAGCACACATGGCGAATACCAGCAAACGAAATATCAATCTGGTCGCGTTACCAAATGCCCAGAGTGCGAACGTGAACGCGAACAACAACGCATTGCAGACGAAAAAGCGGCGCAGTTACGAGAAACTGCCGAACGCAAAAGCAAACTGATTGACGAGCTAATCGGCAATTCAGGCATTCCAAAACGCTTTCTTGGCAAAACGCTGAAAAGCTATCAGGTGAGCTGCAAAGAGCAACAGGATGTAATTAACGATGCCAAGGCTTTTTTGATTGAATTTAACAGCCCTCAGGGGCATTCTGGGCGCTGTATGACAATGCTTGGCAATACTGGTACAGGAAAGACTCACATCGCCAGCGCGATAGCTTTATGCGTCATTAAACACTATGGCGGTACAGCGCGTTTTACCAGCGTTTCAGAAATTAACAGGCTGGTTAGAGAATCGAAGAGCTACAACGCTAAATACACTGAAACAGAAATCATTACAGCATTTGGAAATTATGACCTGCTGATTATTGATGAGGTTGGCATTCAATCGGGAACCGATGCAGAAAGTCGCGCGTTATTCGATGTCGTTAATACTCGCTATCAGAACATGAAGCCGACAATTTTCATAAGCAATCTAAATATAAACCAGCTTAAAGAGGCATTAGGTGAGCGTCTCTTTGACAGGCTAAAAGAGGGTGGCGGCTTAATTCTTGGTTTTAACTGGGGGTCGTATCGTGGATAACTTAAAAATAGCTTTCTTTGCGTGGGTATTTCTATGGGCGGACACGCTAAAAGCAATATTTACGCCTATTGGGGATAGGAGCACAACCTTTAAAGAATTTATAGAAGATAACGGCGTATTCGCTCCTGTTCTCTTGGTGTTTATGCTGTTTTGCCCATTTTTGGTAATTCCAATTATTTGGCACGGGATGAAGAAAAATAAAAATAAAAAGGCTATAAGGGCATTCATTCGGGATGTTGAGAAGCGCAGAGGTAAAAAATGAAAATTAAATATATCAAAGCGGCGGCGCATGCGTGGTTGTTTTCTATGCCTAAGAGCATGTTAAACGACATTAGGGCTGCGGCAAAAATTTTCCATACCGCATTCGGATATTTAGCCTCATTTTTAACTACTTTGCTGCTATGGATTTTCCCAATTCCTATCATTCTTATTGGGGCTAAAGCTTTAGAAGATTTGGACAAGGAGGGTAAGAGATGAATATTGATCTATTTGGTACGTCTGAAAAAATCGAGCACTTCATATCTATTGGGGATTATCAGATAGCTCAATGGGTAGCGTTAGTTCAAAGTGCATATTTTGCCGGAATAGCTGAGGCATGTAAGGAATTCAAAGATATCGTTACTGACGATCCAAACATTGAAGAATTTAAAAAAAGAATCATAGAACTCTCTAATCCGCTCGCCGAAGTCAATCTTAAACGTATCGTTACTGAAAAGTATTTAAAGGAAATCGCAGCGGTGCTTGATGGTAAGAACCCAAAGCGGGTGGTTATATGAACACCTGTATAGCTTGTTGTCATTGGATGCTGAAACGAAAAAATAATAAAGGCGAATGTGTTGCCGATGAGATGACAAGGAAAGGCGGCTGGGGCTGGTGTCGGTTTGATGAGATATGGAGATATTTCCCTTATTGCAGGGAATGCCCAAAAGGCAAATTTGAGCCCGTAGAAGACGAATTGAGAAAGGCGCGGGAAGAGTGGGTAGCTAGGAAAGATGCAGAACACAAAAAACGCTGCCAAGAACTTATGCGGATGGAAAGACAGGAGATAAACAAATGAATGAGATTGAGACTGAAATGGACATTGATCTGGTGGCTAGTAAAGAACAAGCAGGGGCATGCCGAAATTTATGGGTAATGGTTATTACTTACGCACTTAGAGACGCGCGCGAAAGAATAGCCAACACAAAAGCTAAAAATCTCGAATGGGCGGTACGTCAGGAGATGGATTATTTCACAAGTCGAGATTTTGAAGCGGTATGCCGATTTGCTGATTTTGAAATTGATCTAGATACGATTGAGAACGGGTTGCGGACATTACGGAGATGGTGAAATGGATATTGTTATGGATATTGTTATGGATTTACTTATTGGGGTTGGTGGATTGGCTCTTGTCTTTATCGGCTTTGCATATGTGTTCGCTAAAATTTCCCGATTAGTGTGTTGGTTTTTTATCAAAAGAAGCTGTTTTAGATACCAGCATAAAAAAGATGGCGAAACAAAGTATTACAAAATCATTGAAACAGATTTTGATACCTATACAAAGATGGTAATCGATTACGAAAATAAATTTAGCAATAGGAAAGAAAAATGATACACAGGCTGAAAATACTTCCAGAATATTTTGAAGCGGTTAAGCAAAAAGTAAAGAGAGCTGAATTTCGGAAGAACGATAGAGATTTTAAGGTAGGAGACCAGCTCTTATTGGAAGAGTATGACAAAACAAATAACCAATACACAGGAAGATTTATTCTTGTTCGCATAACGCATGTTACTGATCTGGCTGATTGGGCTGCTGGCTATGTCATGTTAAGCATAGACTGGGAGGATAATTAAAATGGCGAAACGCAAATGCCGCTGGTGTGGCGCAGAGTTTGAAAAGCACCGGGCATTACAGATTGTTTGCAGCTCAGCTTGCGCTATAGCCTTGAATAAGCAAAAACGAGAGATTGCCAACAAAAAAGCACAGGCGGCTGCAAAACGGCAGGAAAGGGCGGTTATAAAAGCCCGTAAGCACGCATTAGAAACGCTACCGCAGCTTACGAAGCGTGCACAGGCGGCATTTAATGCTTTTATCAGATTAAGGGACAAACACCAGCCTTGCATTAGCTGCGGTAAGCCCTTGCCAGATGCCCCTAATGGCTATGATGCAGGGCATTATCGTTCGGTAGGCTCAGCACCTAATCTACGCTTTAATGAAGATAACTGCCATGGTCAATGTAAGCGTTGCAACAATTATTTAAGTGGCAATCATGTTAACTATCGTATCAGTCTGCTTGAGCGTATTGGATTGGAGGCTGTAGAAGCACTAGAGTCTGATAACGCGCCACGCCACTATACAAAAGACGATTTACGCCAGATAGAAAGGCTATACAAAGAAAAAAGGCGGGCATTGCTATGACTGAAAAATTCAAACGCAGAATTAACAAAAAAAATAAACGGGATGTAATGACGCTGGCTTGGGATTTTTCTGGTGAATTGCTGAATGCTCACGATGAAATTTTTATTGAAGTGCGAAGCATTACCCGATCAGATGATCAGAATGCAAAGCTGCATGCCATGCTGGGAGATATTGCTAAACAGAAGCCTTTCAATGGCAAAAAACTGAGTATTGAGCAGTGGAAGATGATTTTTGTAAGTGGTCATCGAATCGCCACAGGAGGGCAGGCGGAGATGGCAATAGGGCTTGAGGGAGAGATTATAAATCTGAGGGAATCAACTGCGCAGATGGGGGTTAAGCGCATGGCTAGTCTGATTGAATATATAACAGCATGGGGAGCTGAAAATGATGTTAAGTTCACTGATAGGAGGGACTTATGTTATCAAAATGTAGCATAGATGCTGCTGAAGACGTTTTAAAAGCATATGAGCGGGCGATGAGGGATATTGTAAGGCAAGGGCATTGCAGAAGCATTGAATGGAAATATAAAAGCGGTATTGACAAGAGTAAAACGGCATTTGTATTGCGCTATCCGCCAGAAGTGCTGGACATGGTCAAAATCGCTTTAGCTAAAATGACTACTAATAATAGAGAAGCATTTGCTATTCTAAGAGTTCAGTATGCTTATATAAGCCCATATTTTAAACGTTCTGGGCGTGCGGTAATTCAAAAAAATCAACGCGCCCGTAAAAACAGTAGTACGTGGTATAGAGATGTCGAAAGGGCGTTGATAGTTTTTTGGGATTATTTACAACATGACCAAAATTTTAATAAATATTTTAAGTAACAACTTGATAAAAATGGATATCTTAAATATAATGCTAATATACAGTATAGGTATGCTTCCCTTGTAAAAGCACCGTTAATTTGCCTTTCTTTTATTGGCAGCTTTGTTATGTCCTAAAGAAAGGCATTAACATCTTTCTCCTTTTTTTGTTTATCTTTTTTATCATGCTATTTTTTACCCGCCTGCTCCTTGGCGGGTTTTTTATTTGGGTATTTTAGAGCAGAAAGGTTAGGTATGGATCTATGTGCTTTTTTAGAACAAAATCCTGACGGTCTGTACTATTGGGTTGAATTGCTTGATTTTGGGTGTCCTGTAGTCCCTTTTGATGCCACGATGGACGAGCTTTACAGGGTATGTGTGCATTATTACGCATTAGTTCCTAGAAAAAAAGTTATTCAATCCGTAAAAAGATGGCTCAACAAGTGCCCGATCCAAAATATTAAATTGAAGTTAATCTATTCCGATTTGGATAATAAGAATGCCCCCGATGAGAGAGGGTTTTGTTGTATTGAAATGGGTATAAAAACAGCATATTAATTTTAGCATTATTCACAACCAGCCTATATGGCTGGTTTTTTATTAGGGTTTATGAAGTGGTTAGTTAATATTCAGCGGATTAGTTAAATGCTAGTCCGCTTTTTTATTTGGAGATTATTGTATGACTAAGCGCGTAGATTTTCAGCAGGTTTGTTTACAATCTTTAGACGCTCTTGAAGCAAAAGCTAAAGAGGATGAGTGCAAAGAAATTATTGATGCCATAACACGGCTGGCTGGCGATATAGAGGCTGCTACTAATGGCAGCTTAAAAGCGTTTCTTGTAATCCCTGTTAATTCTGAAAAATTTTGGGTTATATTAAAAAATTTAGAAACAGGCCGACAGGAAACATTAGCGGAATTTACACTAGAACATGGAGGCTATCCCGTGCACATCGCATATCCGGAATTGGATGACCGTACTGTCGCTTATCATTACCTATATAGAAACTACGCATCAGATGAAGCTAAGCTGGAGAAGGCTTTAAGAGATCTACTTAGAGCTTCTGGCACAGCAAAAATTATATACACTTTAAAGAATGGACAATGAATAGTTAATGGTGATTAATATGATTGATGGTAACGACTATAACTAATTCTGTATTGAATTAAGACAAGCTCACGTATGCACGTGGGCTTTTTTATTGGAGTTCGCTATGACGGATAAAGACAACTCCGCCATGGGAGGATTAACTGACAAGCAGCAACGTTTTGTTGAAGAGTACCTGATTGATTTTAACGCCACGCAGGCAGCAATAAGGGCTGGATATAGCCAAAAAACAGCAGGTTCAGTTGGGCATGAAAACTTGAGAAAACCTGAAATTGTGGCGGCACTTAACAAAGCAAAGCAGGATCGATGTGAGCGTACTCAAATTGATGCTGATTATGTCTTGAGCAGACTGGTAGAGATTGACCAGATGGATGTTGCAGACATTCTTAATGCTGATGGTTCTGTATTGCCTATCAGTCAATGGCCTAAGGTATGGAGAATCACATTAAGCGGTATGGATGTGCTTACGATGATGGACAAGGAAGATGGCCAAAGCATTCTTAAAAAGATTAAGTGGCCTGACAAGGTTAAAAATCTTGAGCTGTTAGGTAAGCATGTGACTGTTCGGGCATTTAATGACAAGCCGGCGGTAGTAATGGAGCAGCAAGAGCCTACGCCTGTGCAGATTGTAGTTAAGGCAGTTGATGCGAGGGTGAGTGATGGTGACGATCAGTCCAGTACTTAATACACCGCAGGCAAGATTCTTTAATCTGGATAAAAAATTTAGAGCGTTTGTAGCTGGATTTGGTAGCGGTAAAACATGGGTAGGTAGTTCTGCCATGTGTGGACGTTTTTGGCGATTCCCAAAAGTCAATCAAGGTTACTTCGCACCAACTTACCCGCAGATCAGGGATATCTTTTTCCCGACGATTGAGGAGGTGGCTTTTAATTGGGGGTTAAAGGCTGAACTCAGGGAAAGTAATAAAGAAGTTCATTTTTACGAGGGAAAAATTTATCGCGGCACCACGATCTGTCGTTCTATGGACAAGCCGGCAACCATTATTGGATTTAAGATTGGTCATGCTTTAGTTGACGAGTTGGACACACTGACAAAAGAAAAGGCACGTGCAGTATGGCGCAAAGTAATTGGCCGCCTGCGTTATAACATTCCCGGCTTGATAAATGGTGTGGATGTTGCCACTACTCCAGAGGGTTTTCGTTTTGTTTATGAGCAGTTCGTTAAGGCTGTGCGCGAAAGCCCTGCACTTGGTGCCTTGTATGGGTTGGTACAGGCAAGTACTTATGATAATGCTGCCAATCTGCCACCTGATTATATTTCTTCGCTATTTGCTAGCTACCCCCCAGAATTAATCAAGGCATATCTAAATGGTCAGTTTGTCAATCTGGCTGCTGGAACAGTTTACAACTGCTTTGATAGAGAGGCTAACAGCACGATAGCAGAAATGCGCGCAGGTGAGCGTTTGCACATTGGTATGGACTTCAATGTACTAAAAATGGCTGCGGTAGTTTATGTGCTTCGCAATGGCATTCCATACGCTGTAGATGAGTTGGTAGATGTCCGAGATACGCCATCAATGTGCGCGTTGATTAAAGAGCGATATCCAGATCATCAGATAGATATTTATCCTGACGCCAGCGGGCAGAACACCAGCAGCAAAGACTGGTCAAAATCTGATTTATCGATAATCAGAAATGCTGGGTTTTCGGTTAATGTAGGCAGTACCAACCCAGCAGTTAAAGATCGTATTAATGCGACTAATGCTATGTTGCTGAACGGCAATAACGAGCGCCGCATGTTTATTAACCCATACAAATGCCCACGCTTTACCGAGGCGTTAGAACAGCAGGCATACGACAAAAACGGCACCCCAGATAAATCAAGTGGCATTGATCATATTATCGATGCTGGCACCTACCCGATTGTTAAGCTATTCCCAATTAACAGGCCGACATATGGGCGGCGTGACCTTTGAGTGTAAGTTATGAGTAATGACCCAAGTATTAAATCAAATGCAGTTGCCCAGATGCACGCCAGAAACAAGAAAATAGACGCGCTGCTTGGCGGAACAGAGGCTATGCGCAAAGCTGGCAAAAGCTTTTTGCCACAGGAAGATGCAGAAAGCGACCAAAAATACGCGCGTCGCTTAAATATGTCAGTTCTGTATCCGGCCTATGAGCAGACGGTAAGCCAGATGGTGGGTCGAACTTTTGCCAAGCCCTTGATCGTTGAAAAGGTTGCTGATGGTTTAAAAGACTATCTGTCTAACATTGACTTGAGGGATAACGATATTGATGGCTTTTGTTCAAAGTGGTTTTATGATGCTATGGCGCACGGCTCAAGTTATGTGATAGTTGATTTCCCAATAGCGGGTGATAATCGAAGTATTGACGATGATAAGCGGCTTGGTTTACGGCCTTATTTTTCTCATGTGCCTTTTAGCTGCGTTTTGGGCTGGCGTAGTGAAAGGAGGGGGAATGTGGAGGTATGCACTCAATTTCGTTATCGGTCCGTAGTAATTGTGCCCGATGGCACGTTTGGCGAAAAGCAGATAGAGCAGGTGACAGTAATGACTCCGGGCTATGTAGTTGTTTATCGTCAGAACGAGGATGGCTGGTATGAGCATTCAACGGACGAGCAAAGGATAGATGGGGAATTGCTTGATTGCGTGCCGGTAGTGGCCTTTACGCCCGAAAGAACAGGATTTTTTGAAGGTAAGCCAGTTCTGGAAAATCTGGCCGATTTAAATATTCGCCATTGGCAGGCGAGAAGTGATCAGGATTATTTGGTACATTTTATCAGCATGCCGTTAATGTTTTATCTCGGTGAAAGCGAGATTGAAAAGATTGTAGCCGGCACGGGCACAATGCTGCGACTGGCGCCCGGCGAACAGATGGGCTTTATAGAGCATAGTGGTCGCGCAGTAGAGGCGGGGTGGGCAGGGCTTGATCGGATTGAAGCAGATATGAAAGTGGCTGGGGCTAAGTTGTTGACCCGCACCAAACTGGCTATGACTGATTCGCAAGCAAAAGAAGAGCAAAGCAAGGAAGTAAGTTTGCTGCGCCATTATGCTAATCTGTTTGAAAGCGCGATAGATGCTGCATTAAAGCTTATGTCTATGTGGCAAAGCAGCAAAGAACCTAGCCACGTGGAAATCAGCGGTAATCTAGAATCTGATGACACTGTAGAGGGCATGAATGTTGTTATGACCCTAAATACAAATGACATAATCAGCAACCAGACTACCTTTGAAGAGGCTAAACGTCGCGGTGTTATCTCCAGTCAGGCAAGTTGGGAAGAAGAAGTGGAGCGGCTGGAGAATGAGCAAGCAGCTATAACGCCGCCACTAATGGATTTTAGCGATGACAAGCGATCAGCAGATAGCAAACAATCTAATAACGCGCCAGCTTGATGTAATCCGCGTTGAGATAGGGCTTGAGAATGAAATGTTGGCGCAGCTTGAGCAATTACAATGGGATATTGAAGCAAAACTGGCTGGTGTTGATTTAACTGCCCTGACTAAAACGCAGTTAAGCGAGCTGCTGAAACAGGTAGAAGAAGCAATTGATAACTGCTATGGCGCGTATGCGAATAATATGAAGCAGACTGTAAGTGATTTAGGCATAGATGAGGCCAGTTATTTACCATCAATGCTTTTAGCCGCATTGGGCGCTGAGGCTGTTGTTAAAAGCTTATCTGATACACAACTCGCACATCAGATAGACGATGTATTGCTCGGTGGTTTAACGGTAAATGAAACGTTTGCAGCGCAAAAAACACAGCTATTTAACGCGATTAAGCGCCAGATAAGAACAAGTGCAATAGATGGGACCGCGCCTGATCTGGCTGGTGTTTTTAAGAAAGCTACAAACTGGATTAAGGCCACGGTACCAACAGCAACCAGCGCCATAAGAAATCAGATTATTTATGCTTTTGGGCGTATTAATAAGCTGGTTAAGGCATGGCGGCATGTTTCAGTTATAGATAACCGTACCACGACTATGTGCTTGAAACGTAACGGGCTGTTATGGAACAAGGATAAACAACCAATCAGGCACGAGCTTACTTTTAAAATTCCGCCATTACATAACAGATGCCGCAGTATTTTGGTATTGGTAATAGATTTACTGACGGAGTTTGACGGGATGACGGCCGAGGATTGGGTAAATTCCCGCACATTGGCGCAGTTACAGAAGCAGTTCGGTAACGGAATCGGCAGAATGCTGAAAACAGGGGAAATTGGCGTTGATGACATCGTTAAAAATGGAGGATTACAAGCCATGACCCTTACCGAGCTGAGGCAAAAGTATCAATAGTAGTTATTCATTTAAACCAATATGACCGCTGGAGCGGTCTTTTTTTACGCAAACAGGAGACAAAATGCCTTTACAGTTGAAACTTGATGCGGCTGGCCACGTTGTTGTAAACGATGGCAAGCCGGTATATGTAAATGATGATGGAAAAGAAATCGCCTATGACGTCAATCAGGCCAGCCAAAAGATTAAAGACCTGTGCAATGAATCCAAAACACACAGAGAAGCTTTCCAGGCGGCAGAGGCGAAATTAAAGACTTTTACTGGCATTGATGATCCGGAAGAGGCGCGCAAGGCTATCAATATGTGCAAGAACCTTGACGATAAAAAGCTGATTGATGCCGGTGAGGTAGCTCGCATCAAGGAGGAAGTGGCCAAAGCGGCAAATGCTCAAGTCGTAGAAGCACAGGCGAGAGCAGAAGGGCTGGAAAAACAGCTTTATGAGGAAAAAATTGGCGGGCGTTTCGCGCGCTCACAATTTATTAAAGACAATCTGATTATCCCTGCGGATATTGCGCAGTCTTATTTTGGACGTCATTTCACTATGAATGAAAAGGGTGAAATTATTGCAAAAGACGTCGCTGGTAATGATATTTATAGCCAGTTAAAACCGGGGTCGCTTGCTGATTTTGATGAGGCTCTGGAAATGCTGGTAGGTAGCTACCCAAACAAGGACACTATTTTCCGCAGCAATCAGGCAACAGGTGGCGGAACAACTCCTGTTAATGCGGGCAAGCAACCTGTACCTGCTTCCTATGCTGATTGCAAAACAGAGGAAGAACGTCGTTTATTTATTCAAAGCAAAGCTGCATCAAATTAAGGAGGTTTTATGCCATTCGATCTAACAGTTTTTAATAAAGAAACCTATACCACCATGGTTGAAACGGTGGCGCAGGATATTGATAAGTTTAATCAAGCCTCAGGAGGAACAATTACTCTGATTAATCGGCCATCTCGCGGCGATCAGGATGTTTACTCCAAATTTCAGGGTATAAGTGATCTCGTTCGTCGACGAAATGTATATGGAGATGGGGCAGTTGCGTCCGTACGCTTAACGCAAACACTTGAGAATAGTGTTAAGGTGGCAGCAGGCACGCCGCCAGTTGAATATGAGCCGGCTCAATATGCATGGATTAAGCAAAATCCGACAGATGCGGCTATAGCACTCGGGACGCAACTGGGTAAAGGTCGTATGGCCGATATGCTGAATACGGGTATTATGTGCGCAGTGGCAGCGATTAAAAATAATCCGAAAGCTACACGCAGTGGCTATGCAAGACCAGACACGATGGTTAACGCTGCTGCTCTGTTTGGTGATCGCAGTTCGGCCATTAAGGCATGGGTTATGCATTCAGCCTGTTCTACCGACTTGCTGAACTATGCCTTGAACAATGACCATAGATTATTTGCATATGACACTGTGAATATTACCCAAGACCCTGCTGGGCGCCTGTTCATTATTACCGATTCTCCATATCTGGTTAAGTATTCAGATCCTGCTAAACCTGACGCATCGTCTCTGGATGGCTATTTCACCCTTGGCTTAACTGAAGACGGGATCGTAGTAAGTGATAACGATGATTATAATTCCGCAATAGTGGATATTACTGGTAAAGAAAATCTCCACGTACAGCAGCAAGCAGAATGGTCATATAACGTAGCGGTGAAAGGTTATCGATGGGACATGGCTAAAGGCGGCGCATCTCCAACCAATCTCGCCTTAGCTACCGGCACAAATTGGACTCAAGTGCCAGAAAGCGTTAAAAACACCGCTGGTGTACTGGCAATAATGAGCCCAACTTATATTTAAAGGAGGAATATATGGCAAAAAAATTGTATTTTCTGGCTAAATTAACGCCAGATAAGGTTAAAGAAGCTGAGGATCAGGGCTATTGTGTTCGTGATGCAAGTATGTACCGCCCAGGAGATTCTATTGAGAATTGTGATGAAGCTGCCGGCGATGTACCCGAGGCTTACAAGCAATTTGTTAAGCAGAAAGATTCTGGTGCTGCTGACGATAAGGAAGAGGACGGAAACGGCAGCCCTAAAACGGTTAAGGAATATCAGGAAGCTTTAGTGCAGATGGGAGTAGAGTTTCCGCCCACAGCAAGAAAAGCTGAGCTGGAGGCTTTATATAATCAGCACAAGCAACCCGATCCCCTGAATTTAGGTGATCATCATGATCATAGTGCCGCGTGATAGCTATGTAAGTGTAGAGCAGGCAGATGCTTATCATGCCATTAGGTCATCCAAGGATGTATGGGAAGAACTGGAAACCAGCCAAAAGGAAATGCGGCTGGTTTCTGCTTCTGATTATGTCGATGCATGCTATCAACTACGCCAAAACTTGAATCGGAAGATGCGAGCGGGCGAAGTTGGGATCATTGAACCAGTGTACAAAGCTGTGTGTGAGCTGGCGTTGAGAACAGGCCTTTTTGACAATGATGAGCAAAAGCGCAAGTCTGTAAAAGTGGGAGAGATTTCTGTTACCTATGCGGGTAATGGAGGGTCACGCTTCGAATATATTGATGCATTACTGTTGCCCTATACGGCAGGGACATTTGCTCAAATACCGATAATCAGGGGGTAATATGGCTTTTGATTATGAGGAGCTGAAAAATGTTGCAGCAGGGTTGCTTAAAGAGTTTGGGAAAATTATTGAAATAAAGCGAACTAGTGAGAAGCGGTATGACCCGACAACTGGCAGTAATGAATCAGTAATTGATATATACCGTGGTTATGGTTGCACATTTAATTACAGCACTAAGGAAATAGATGGCACACGCATCCAAATGGGGGATTTGGTGATATTGCTGGAAAGCTTAAGCACCATACCCTTAATTGGTGATGTTGTGCTGGTAAATAATGTTGAGATGCGTGTAATTAATGTTGAGTGTATACAGCCCGCAGGTATTGCTGTGCTTTATAAATTGCAGGCTCGGCAATGAATCCATTTACGGCCAAAATGGAGGAATTGCTAAATAAGGCGCACGCTAAGGCTGATTCAATTGTTTCTGAATCAGTACTTGAGTTACAGCAGCAGATTATTGAAGCCACGCCTGTGGATACAGGACAAGCTAAATCTAACTGGTTTATTGAGACGGATCAATGCAGCGGTAGAACAACCACAGACAAAGAGCAGGGCAACATAGCAGAAGCTAAACAGTTGCTTGCTCGGCTGCCTAGTGGCAAATCTCGGCCTGCATATTATTACTTGTTTAATAATTTACCGTATATCCGCGTGCTTGAGTATGGGCTATACCCAAATCCACCTAAAAACCCAACCGGCAAAACAGTAAACGGCTATTCCACACAGGCGCCACAAGGTTTTTTTCGCCTTTCAGTTGCCGGATGGCAGCAGATAGTAGGGCGTGTTGCCGCAGCCAGAAAAGATAATATATGACTACATTTAATCAGATTAGTAATGCGCTGGAAAAACGCTTAGCCGCACTACCGAATGCCCCACCGATTTTTTATGATAACCAAGCCCCAGCCACTCCACCGGCAGGGGATTTTTTTATAGCTAGTAATCTGCCTAGACCATCCGTTATAGATACACTCAATGCCACTGAAATTCATAGTGGCATTTTTAGTATCAATATTTACACACCAGCAGGGACTGGCAGGGCTATGGCAGAAAAATATGCAGATGAGCTGCATATTTTTTTCTTTAACCGACGTTTTGACGGGTTACTTACATCAACGGTCAGTCGTGCACAAGGGCTCGTTACCCCTACGCACTACATGATTAATGTGAGTATCAGTTATCGAACAATTACGGAGTAGATATGGCTACATTAGCACGTGAGATTCCGACAGATGGCTTAACAACCATTGTTTATTTTTTTAATTCTGCAAAAAATGAATATGGAGATGGTATTCAGCTTTGCGGTCATGACAATCTTGATTTTAAAGATGGCAAAACAGATGAAATCGACACAACAGATTTATGTCAGGCAGCAACAGGGCATAAATCATCTAGGGCAGGCGCAAAAGAAAATGGCACGCTGTCTATCAATATGAAGCGTTTCGATCCACGACAGCCTGCTTTAGCGGCTTATATGAACGCACCAATTAACAGTAAGCTTAAGATACGAGTTGTTTATAACGACCCAGAGGCTGAAGATGCTGATGTGTGTACTTATTACTGCCAAAAGAAAGTTAATCCGGGCTGGGCAAGCAAGATAGGGCAAATTTTGGAAGGGTCATTAGAGGTAGCGACTGTTTCCGACCCTGTCTGGTCGGTAGAAAAACTTAAACCTGCCGCCTTTACGGCAGGCAACGATTCGAAAACTAAATGATTTTAAAGCCACATAAATTGTGGCTTCTTTTTTTGGAGATAAATATGACTAACCCAACAAAAAACATTAAATCTGGAAAAAACATTACACCTGACTGGAATGCTTTGATGCAACCAGCATATCAAGAAGTAGATATTGCTGGTGTAGGCACTATCCGCACTAAAATAGAGATGAGCGGAAAAGATTTGCTTGACTATCAGGAGCATATTTCGCAAACAGAAAAAGACGGCATGGTCGCCCTTATATCCCTAGCTGCTTTTAGGGTGCAGCGCATGGTGGTTAATGAAAATGGAGAGCCTGTTTTTGGTTCTATTGAGGATGTTTTGAAACTTCCTGCTGATGTAATTTCGAAAATTTCTGAGCTCTTTGATAAAACCAATAATGCGCTTGACGAACAAGTTAATGAGGCCGCAAAAAAATAATGCAGCAGCCCATGCGAAAAATACTTTTAGTTTTATCGCGTGAGCTGCATAGACCATTATTTGAAGTGATGACATGGCCAGAAAACGAGATTATCAATCAGATTGCATATAATTTGACACAAAATGAAGATTGGCAAAAGGAATATGAGCGCCAGCGAATTGCCAGTCTTCCGATGAAAGAACGTGTCGCGATGGCTAAGGCAATGATGTCAGGTTCAGGAGAATAGCTATGGGATGTTGTGGCAAAAAGCCATCGACCGGCATTTTTGCAAGAGCTAGAGATACGATTGATGAGATTGCCGCAAATTATCAGGAACGTTTGAAAATTTGCGGCAATTGTACAAATTTAAAGCGATTTCATGAAATTGTCCCGCTTGGTACGCCGGCCACAAAACTGGATAAATGTGGCAAATGCGGATGTTTTGTCGCAGCCAAAGCGGTTTTGTTTAATCAGAAATGTCCAGATAGAAAGTGGTAGATATGTTTACATTTTGGTTAGACCCTGAAATGACATCGGAAGCAACCAGTCCTTACCCTATTCTCTACAATGGCACGGGGTCGGTTGATGTGGTTTTGTATTATGGTAGCAATGATCCGCAGGAGACGATTGTTTCACTGACGGATGCGCCTATTACGTTGACGCCGATTAGCATGCTAGAAAAGTGGACACCAGCAAAGTATTACAAGCTGGGAGATATTATTGAACCTACCGTCTCAAATGGGTTGATGTACAAGTGCGCAGAACCCGGAACAAGTGGCGATGGTGAACCAGATTGGGGTACAGGTCGTGTTGGCAGTGCGGTTAATTCTGGTACGGCGCAGTTTATCAATTATGGGGCAAAGTTTGTGCCAAGCGATGTACGTCTTGCATTAAGCAGATCAGGGCTTGATGAAGCGGAGTCAGGGGCAGGCATTAGCTTAGGGCAAAGTATGCGCGGCGGGGCTCCAATTGCGGTTTATTTACGTATAACGAATCGCTTCATTGATGTGCGCAGCGATAGCACTGATCCCTGTATTTTTATTGGTACAAACAAGGTGCGTTTGAGTAAAAAGGCAGCTTAGCTATGTTTGGTAATTCAGTTCTTGGTGGTGCGGTATTAGCAACAGACGATGCATCTGTTGCTGATAATACGCCTGTTTTATTGCTGGGGTTGGCGCAATCGGTAGAATCGCGTGAAGAAACAGGTGTTTTGCTGGCGTTATCGCAATCTGTTATCAGTGAACGTGAATTAGAAATCGGGCTGCCACTGGCGCAGACTGTGAACTATGAAGTAGATGCCATGCTGTTAGGGTTGGCGCAAACTGTTACGGGTGCCATCTCTTTTGCGCCAATGCATGGTTCGCAGTCCATCGGCCTTAATCAGGAAGACTATGCGATTAGGGTGTATATCAATGGTGATGAGATTGACCCATGCAAATTAATGCGCAGCTGTGAAATCACTTATACCGAAGAGGAGTCGGCCAAGGCTACGCTATATCTGAAAGAGGAATGCGGACAAGTAGATATGTATCTCTACTATAACCAGCCGATAACCATTTACGCACAAACCAGCAAGCATATTTATCCACTGTTTAGCGGCATCGTTGATACTCCTGATATTGATTTCATGAAATATACAAGGGTTTTAACGGCAAATAATGATCGTAGCAATGCCATCGAAAAACTTGGCAAGGATGTTGTAAGAAAAATAGGCTATTGGTGCGAAAGTGTATTTGGAGATGTTGCAAACTACGATACATTAAATGCTGAGCTGACAGATCGTCTAAGTACGATTCCTGCAAGTTTTGATTTTGACGCACGAGGGCAAGCGTTGCTGACGAGCTGGCAGCCCAAAGCAAAGCCGGACTGGGTGCTAACAAGCTGCGATTGCTATAACAAACAGATCAGTTTCAAACTGGGCGGGGCTACCTCCCTAGTTAATCAGGTTGAGATTGAAGTACACCACCAGTATGACCGCCTGTTTCATCGTGAGAATTATTTCAGCTATGTTTATTGCGGCTTTCAAACAGATATTGATTATGTTTTAAATGTCAGCCATGAGGGACCACCTCCTAAATACGATGATGTATTTAGCGCAGCTAATGGCAGTGGGTGGCTAGTTGGCAATTTCCGCACAAAGGGAACGCCGCCTAGCGGCTGGTATGGCACAATTTATTTTGATGCGGCCGATTATGAGTACCAGTACGAACCAACCGGCGATAAAGACGCTAACGGCAACCCTATTGTAAACGTTGTGCAGGTAGCGAAAACAACAGCTAAGGGTGATTTGTATGCCATGCGCGCGAGCTGGACGGCTATGCGCCGCTGGAAGCAGGCAGTTGATGAAAAGTACCCGCTAGTTATCAGCAATACCCCATCTATCCAGCTGCATGGCGTAAAAAAGGAACGGCTAAGCTATACAATCAAGCAGGATGCAGAAAAAAGTAAGCTGGCGAAAAACTGGGGCAACGAAAAGAAATATTTTCATCCTACGGGGGAGAAGCAAAGTAACGGCGACTATACAATTAATATTGATAACGTGATTCCAGATGAATATGCTCGGGCGATGGAGGTTATTTATCAGATTGCCTATACTAAAATTTTAGAATCGCACCGGCATAATGAACTTGCGTTAAGCATAAAATTTACACCTCAGATTAGCCTTGATAATACGGTTTATGTTGATATCGACAGGTTTGCTGGCAAGGTTAAAGTTAAAAGTTATACGCATAAGTTTGATTTTATGACCTTGCTAGGAGAAACCGAATTTGTCGGCTCTACTTATGTTAATCCGCTAAGCAGGGAAAATCGCCTAACTCCTCCGCCTAATCCACCAGCTCGTCCTAAATTACCTCTTGCTAAATATGATGCTGAGATTTATTTGAATGATTATGTTGTCCCTTATGGAACTCAGATTATTGAGAATGATCCCAATGCTGATAAAAACCCTGATGAAATTAAAGACAAGCCAGAAGAGGGTAACAGTATTTCGATAACCGATAAGCGGACATTTGAGCTGTACAAATGTCAGGGTTATGTGCGTATTGAAACAGGCTTCTTTTACTATGGTAAAAAAGTTAAACGCGGCTATGCTTTCAGGGTAGAAACAGCAGATATAGAAGAAGCAAGTACTAATACGGCAGAAATAGAGGCAAACAAAACCACGATTGAAGTAGTTGTGCCAAATGAAGAGATCAAGGTAACAATGAGGTGTTATTAAAATGAGTAGTAGACAGCTTCAGGCAAATCTTAAAAAGATTCTAGGGTTGACGCATAGGTACGAAAAGCCCGCAGAGCGACCGCGTGTATTGGGCGGCTCTTCGGTTGCAAAGATGCCAGCATCAGAAAAGGCGCCTGACGCCTGCGTGTCTTTGGCAGACATGCTGTCATTTAACGCTTCTGGACTGCCGCAGTCTAAAACTGGTCGTGTTGTCGATGGATTGTTTGATGCAAACACTGGCCGGCAGGTGCGCGTATTTCTCGATCCTAGTGCAGTAATTTGTGAGGACAGCGATGTAAAACGTTTCAGTGATTACATATGGTACAAACTACAGCTTAAAGACAACCATGAAGCTGTCTTAATGGGTACAGGGCTTCCAGGGGATCTAAATTTTGATCCAGTAGTATGGTGGGTGGTGCTGGATGTGTTAGATATACGGCATACATCTGGGGATGTTATGCAAATTAACCCCAAACGGATAGGCGTCGATACACTTAAGGATGTGGTTTATAAAATACTGAAAACAAAACCATTAAATGCCAAAGCATTTTTTACAACCATACCGATAAAAGAAGACCTGCTAACAGCGGACCGTGATGAGTACAAAAAAGCAGTTAAACAGATTTTTGATTTCATATGTACCTATGTCAACGAAAGCAGCAAATACAATCGTTACACATGGCTGGCTTTATACGCTGCATATCAGCAAACAAACAGCCTAGTAGTTGAAGATAGGAATTTTACTAAACTGAAGAATCTGGTTTACGCTGCCGAAAAATACGCCGGCAAACAAATTCCCAAAGATGGAGAGATGGTTTATACATGGAAAACACCGACAAAACCGTTTATATACGCTTCCGTTGAGAATTGGTCATTAGAGGCAAAAAAGGCTTACTGGGGTTTGCCTGCGGATAACTTCAAATTGTACGAATCCCGTTGGAAATTTGCCGATGATTTAGTGAGCGGTGCCAGCCTGATTAAAGATTATGCACTGCAAAACGCAGGGGTGGCCGCTGATGAGGAACTGGATACAGGCAATGTCGCCAATATGAAATATGGTGACCACTTCATACACTCATTTGACTATGAGGAAACCGGTGCCAAACAGTACTTTAATCAGGACGTAACCTTTTATTATCGGAACAAATACGATGAAGATGGAAAAGAAACGGGCGAAGATAAAAATATACCTTTCGTAACGTTATCCGACAAAGGCGTGACCCGATTATGGAGCGTCGACATCTTTCCGGACAGCGCCATTATTGACCTGAGATTTGACCCATCAACAGGTAAGTTTTTACCGCTTCACCCTGTTGATCAAACTCTATTGCCTGATAACCTAAAAAATCTCAGTGGATTGAACATGCAGGATATTGACGGCAATCAATATGATATCACGATAACAGAAGCAGGCTTCAGGCTTCATAGTACCTTACTTAACAAGGCATGGATAATTAGATATGGCGATTATGCTTTGGTTGAAGAAGATAATAGGTGGTAAAAATGAGATACTATAAAAACAACTTTAGTACCAGTCTGCTTGAAGAACTGGTACTAAATAAAAAAGATACCAAACTAACCCTTGATGAAAAATCCACAGAATTACTTTTACAGAGCATACCAAATAGCCGTGGCCAGCATTACATGCGGCTGACGCTGCAAAGTGCCGATGCGGCTGAATACGAACTGATAGATGTCTATAACCGGTATGGGGAAGACCTGATAATCTGCCGTGCTGGCATGGAAGAGACGCCGCCAGCCTCATGGCCGGCAGGGACGCGCATTTTATGCGCACCTACAGCGCAGAGCTTTCATAACAGCCAAATAACCTATATCAACGACAGATTCGAGATTGCTAACAGGAATACCCTGATTATAGACGCACGTAACGGTAAGACACAGATATTACTACCAATAGATGATGTGGACGGTGAAACAAAGGAATGGTACCCCGTCGTTTTCACACATATGCATGATGGCGATGAAATGTTACTGGAATTAAGAGGCATTGACAGCGCAGACCAATTGCCCGCTTTTATAAACGCAACGCTATTGAAAGGCTGAAAGATGGGTATGTTATTAAAAGTTTATAAGCATAACGGCTGGTGTTATGTCCGGTCACTGGGCAACATCTCACCCCATCCGGTTGCATCTTTTCCTTTTGGGCGTGCCCAGTACCAGAATAGTACAGCATGGCAAGACAAAATTACCGGCCGCTATGTCATGCCAACAAATACAGAAATGAGAGAGACATTTAACCCAATACATGGCAGCGATGAGGGCTTATTAGTGAATAGCTATAAAACAGCTACAAACAAGCCAGGCAGCCTCGCACGAACCAGTTCTCAAGAATCAATTCTGTATGGGAATGCGCTGACTATCCGCATCAAGCCGGGGCAATTTGCCGGCTTCCCATTGATTTTATGCGTGCTGTACGGTGAGAAAGGAGACAATGGTAACGATGAATTGCTGATTGTGGCCGTACAGGATTTACAGATTGTCACATACTATCGTAAGCG